AATCCAACACTTGTTAAAAACATGAAGCATGTTAAATGGAATGCGATACCCCCTTTAAAAGGACCTAATCCACAGGGGTTGATTAAAGTAGCAAAAAAGGATAAGAAGAAACAGGAGAATTTAAATGGCAGAAATCGATAAAGGTCTCCCTAATATTAAACGCCCCGAAGACGAAATTGTTAAAGAAAATTTCGAGGAAGTTGATGTTGCGGAAGAATTAGGAAAAGGACCAGTAGAAATTACAGAAGACGAAGCAGGAGCAACAATTGATTTTGACCCTAGTCAAGTCGACATGCCTGATGAAGGCGATCCTTTCGCCAATCTAAATGATTTACTTCCTGAAGACATTACTGATAAAATTGGAAATCAATTACAAAATGATTACAGAGAATATAAATTTTCCCGTGGAGATTGGGAAAGAGCTTATATTGTTGGTTTAGATCTTTTAGGATTTAAATATGATAATAGAACTCAACCTTTCCAAGGAGCATCCGGTGCCACTCACCCAGTTTTAGCTGAAGCTGTTACTCAGTTTCAAGCACTAGCTTATAAAGAATTATTACCGGCTGATGGACCTGTTAGAACCATGGTCATGGGTGTATCTAACCCGATAAAAGAACAACAGTCGCAAAGAGTTAAAAATTTCATGAACTATCAGTTAATGGATCAAATGAAAGAATATGAACCTGAATTTGATCAAATGTTATTTTATTTACCATTATCAGGTTCTACATTTAAAAAAGTTTATTATGACGATTTACTGGGACGAGCTGTTTCTAAGTTTGTTCCTGCAGATGATCTCGTTGTTCCGTATACGGCTACCTCATTAGACGATGCGGAAGCGGTCATCCACGTGTTAAAAATTTCCGAAAATGATTTGCGTAAGCAACAAGTCGCAGGATTTTATTCAGATATTGAACTCGCTAAACCTCAAGGTACAATTACCAATGAGTTAAAAGAAAAAGAGAGAGAAGTAGAAGGAATTACAAAATCCCAAAGAGTCGAACCTATGTATACAGTTCTAGAATGCCACGTTAATCTAGATCTAGAAGGATTCGAAGATGTTGGTCCCGACGGAGAACCAACCGGAATAAAATTACCTTACATCGTAACAATCGAAGAAGGTAGTCGGAAGGTCCTTTCGATAAGAAGGAACTTCGCGCCCAATGATCCAAAGAAACTTAAAATCCAATATTTTGTCCATTTCAAATTTCTGCCAGGACTAGGATTTTATGGCCTTGGACTCATTCATATGATTGGCGGATTGAGTCGTACTGCAACTGCGGCTCTCCGTCAGTTATTAGATGCTGGTACACTTTCAAATTTACCAGCCGGATTTAAACAGAGAGGTGTCAGAGTAAAAGATGATGCCGCTAACATACAACCTGGAGAATTTAAAGACGTAGATACACCAGGAGGAAATTTAAAAGATGCCTTTGTATTTTTACCATACAAAGAGCCTTCTCAGACTTTATTGCAATTGATGGGAATTGTCGTGCAGGCAGGACAAAGATTCGCGTCCATTGCTGACATGCAGGTCGGGGACGGGAACCAGCAGGCCGCTGTTGGTACGACCGTAGCCCTATTGGAGCGTGGCTCAAGGGTAATGTCAGCAATCCATAAAAGACTATATGTTTCACTTAAACAAGAATTTAAATTACTGGCAAAACTATTTGCCACGTACTTACCACCCGAATATCCTTATGACGTGGTAGGTGCAGCAAGAAATGTTAAACAAACAGATTTTGATGATAAGGTAGATATTTTACCTGTGGCTGATCCAAATATATTTTCAATGTCTCAAAGAATTTCAATGGCTCAAACACAATTACAATTAGCTCAAACTAATCCACAAATGCATAATATGTACATGGCATATAGAAATATGTACACGGCGATAGGTGTAAAGGATATTGATAGAATTTTACCACCGCCTCCACCGAATCAACCTAAAGATCCGGCGATCGAGCACATTGATGCTTTGGCACAGAAACCTTTTCAGGCATTTCCTGGTCAAGATCATAGAGCTCATGTAACGGCTCACTTATTTTTTATGGCCACTAACTTTGTTAGAAATAACCCAAGTATAACAGCAGCCTTAGAGAAAAATGTATTAGAACATATTTCTCTAATGGCTCAGGAACAGGTTCAATTAGAATTTGCAGAAGAAATGCAAATGTTGCCACAGATGCAACAACAAGCAACCATGAATCCACAAATTCAACAACAATTTCAACAAATCTCTCAAAAGATAGAAGCTAGAAAAGCGGTATTGGTTGCAGATATGACTGAAGAGTTTATGAAAGAAGAAAAAACAATTACTTCTCAGTTTGATCATGATCCATTACTTAAATTGAAACAAAGAGAAGTTGATCTTAAAGCTATGGAAGAAGAGCGTAAAGTAAAAGAGGATGCGGCAAGAATTAATCTTGATAAAACTAAATTTTTAAAAGGCCAGCAAATCGCTGAAGAAAAATTAGAACAAGATGAGGAATTAGCTCATTTAAGAGCGGATACAGCAATTGAGAAATCATTGATATCTGCTGATGTTAAACTGACTTCGGATAAAATGAAGGCTAAAGACGTTAGAACCTTGAAAGGTCCGCGTAGTTAGTATATACAAACCTAGGAGAAAAATATGGCAAAAGAAAAACAAGCACCGTTAGGAAAATCTGTAAAGATTGGCATTCCTTCTCAGAATCTAATAAGAGATCCAAGAGCAAAATCTAGTATTAGAGGATCTGGTCAAAGGATTCCTACTGGTGATAAAGTAACAGTAAAAGGTACTGGAGCAGCTAGAAAACAAACAGCTACTTGGTTCTAATATGGCTTGGTTTGGTTTAGCTCGTATTGCGCTGCAAACGGGTGCAAAAATTTATTCTAATCGCCAGAAGGCAAAAGCGGCTATGTCTGATGCACAATTATTGCATGCAGAACGGCAAGCCCGTGGTGAGGAATCTTACCAGGGAAAGCTTTTAGAAGCCCGTCAGACAGATCTCAAGGACGAATTCGTCCTTATAATTCTCTCGGCGCCCATAATAATTTTGGCCTGGGGGGTTTTCAGCGATTCACCGGATGCTTTAGAAAAAGTAAAAATATTTTTTGATCATTTCCAGCAGCTTCCAACGTGGTTTACTTCACTTTGGGTGCTAGTCTGCGCGAGCATTTTTGGCATAAAGGGCACGCAAATATTTAGAAATGGAAAGAAAAAATAAGGTGGACAATAAATAATAAAAAACATATAAATATATAAGGAGAAAACTATGAGAAACGATTTCGGAACAAGACCCTATAAATCTCGATTCCCGTACAAAGCCGGCAGTAAGAAAAAGCAGGGCTATAAAGCTAGAGAAGATGAATCTCTAGGTGCGAGAACTGGAGCAGAATCTACTAAGTCACAATCTATGAAAGATCGTAGAGACGAGTCTTATGGAAAATGGGGCGATCGTCCAGACCAAAAAATTAATAAGTAGGTTTTATGGGTTGGTTATCTTTATTAACAAAAGGCAAGAAAGTTGCCGGAGCAATTAAATCTTTTAAACCTGCAAAAAATTTAACAAAGAGAAGAGCAGATTTTGAAGATATTGTTAAGGCTGTTGATAAACATGGTAAAACAGCAAAAAGTTCAAAAATAAAAAGAGACGCAGCTATAAAAGTTTCTAAAATTCACGACAAATATGAAGCTATAAAAGCTTCAGGTAAAAAATAATGAGCAAGTGGACTAGATCAAACCCGTTAGCAGCAGTACCAGGATACAATGTACCGCGTGGCCATTTTTCTAATGGTTATACTAATGGAGGAGATAGAGTTAATTTTAAAGTTGGGGGAAGAGTTGGTTTAAAAGAAGGTTCTAAAAAGAACTGGATTCAAGACGTAAATAAATCAATTAAAAAACGTGGAACTAAAGGAAAGTGTACACCGATTACAAAAAAAGGTTGCACTGGACGAGCAAAAGCGTTAGCAAAGACGTTTAAAAAGATGGCTAAGAAAAGGAAATCGTAATGAAACCACTTGAAAAAGCTATGCATAAAAAAAGAGCTCA